TACAACTTTTAAATTTAACAGTTGTCGAATTTCCGGAAGATTTTTTCTTTGTTGCTCCTATTGTAGGTAATGATAGAATAACTCCTCCTAATAAAATTGCTAAAAATACTTTTTTGTTTCTCATAAACTTTTCCTCCTATATATAATTTTTTTATAAACTAAATTTTTAGATGTATGCCTTCAATTTTTCTAAAATATTTAAATCATTTTCTGAAATATAATCGTATGTATTGTTTAAAAAGCTGAAAGCTACTATAGCAAATGAATTAGCTTCGTTTTCCATTTTATTTTTAGTAAAAAGAAATCTGTCCTTCAATAATAAAAATTCGTCAATAGGATGCAAAAAATAATGTCCTAGTTCATGTAATATTACAACATCTTTTATTATTTTTGAAAGAGTAGAATTAATGAAGATATGGATGATTTTATTTATTTTTACTATGAAACCCATGAAATTCATTTTGGTGTAGTAAATCTTGATTCCTAAATATTTACATAATTTTTCCGGATTGGTTGTTCCAGATTCATTAACTAATTTTTTTATTATATTTCTGTACTTCATACTACTCCTTTTTTTCTTTTTCACGTTTAGTTATTAACGAACTGATGAAAGCCTTTTTTAGAGTTTCTGATAGTTCGTAATCCATTTCTTCCTTATCTGCCACCTCCAGTTCAATATTATTGCTCTGAAACATTAAAGTATTCATTTCTATACTTAATTTCATAATTCTATCATATTCAGCTAATTCTTCAGGGGTTAGCTGATATTTTTCAATCATTAAATCACGTTCGGTTTTTTTCGTTTCTGTATCATGTTTTTCCCATCCCATTAAATAAGCTGGGGTAGTTTTTAATACTTTTGCTAAAGGAATCAATTTATCTATCCCCATATTTTTAACATCATTAGATTCATATCTAGATATAAGACTTTCTGAAACTCCTAACTTGTCGGCTACTTGTTTTAAAGTAAGACCTAATTCTTTTCTTCTAGCTCTTATAATTTCATTAACTTTCATATCACTACCTCCATTTATATAATTTTACCTTAAAACTTGAAAATTTTCAAGTTTTTTTTGTCTTTTAAAGATAAAAACTTGAAAATAATCAAAAAAATATTTGACATAATAAAAAAGTTGTGGTACTATTAACTTGAGGAAATTCAAGAAAAGGAGGAAAGATGTTAAATGTACCTAAAATAAAAGGAAGAATGAGAGAAATGAAATGGACTCAAGAGAGTCTAGCTAAAGAAATGGGAATAAATCCCACAACCATAAACTATAAAATAAACAATGAAAAAGGAGAATTTCTTACAATTGAAGAAGCTGAAAAGCTAAAAAATCTTCTTAAAATACCAAAAGAAGAATTAAATGAATATTTTTTTTACAAAAAAACTTGAGTATCCTCAAGAAAACAAAAAGAAAAGAGGTGAGAAAAATGGATAAAAAGCACAAAATAAAAATACTTCAAATAAATGGGAAAGCTAACCAAATATTTATAGATGATTTGGAATTAAGAGGAGTTTGTGGATATGAAATCCAAAACTCCGAAAATGTATCTGATGATATTAATAATAAAATGATTTTAGTAATTGAATTTATAACAACTCAGCTACTTGAGATTTCTAGTAATTAAATCAGAAATAACATTTGAAGCAATTTGAGAAATAAAATTTAAAGAACTAGTACCAAGTTTTTGACTAATTTCTTTAGTTTTATTCCAAGTATTATTGTTTCTTATATTTTCTAAAAATTCATGTCCTGATACAGAAAGTCTTTTAATTTGTATCTCTCCCATAGGTTGAGAATTAGGAAACTCTATGTATCCATATTCTTTGCATAATTCTAGATGATATAGAATTACGTTGGCAGGATAATCATTTTCAAGTTTTATGTTGAAATTTTGTGGATTTCTTGGAAAAGAAACCCAGCATAGATAATCAGTATGTTCTTCGATATAAAATAAAATATCACGGATACAGTCGGGATTTAAACGCATGATAAACACCTCCTTTTATATAAGATATTCAGCAATATCATTATACCTTGAAAGGAAAAATAAACAAAAAACTATTAAAGAAAAAAAGGAGATGGTATGGGAATAATAATTTTCATTTTAATATTATATACAATTATATTAAATATGATTTATATGGTAGACAGGCGAGTAGAAAAAGTTGAAAAAAAGCTATCTGAATATTTTCAGCAGATTGACTATCATAAACTTGATCTCATCTTGAAAAACAGGGATAATCAAAACACTGATAATCCAGAAGATGAAGTTGAAAAACAGGATTAAAATTTTTATAAAAACTTTATTTGTATCAAGTCCCGTATACATGAATATGTGTTTAGGGGCGAAAACAATTAAATCAATCCAGTAAATCGGATTAAAACAATCTTTAATATTTTTATAAAAAGTCCCTTCGGCTATATAAAAGTATTTTTGAGCAGCAGAAGCTTGTTCTTTAAAATAGCTTGGAAAACTATTAAAAAAACTAAGAGAAAGAATTCCTCGATTAGTTGTAGTTAAAATATAAATATCCTTGATTTTTGCTTTTTTTAATAAATATATTACTTCGCTAGTTTTTTTAAAAATTTCCATATTATTATGATTGCTTAAGAAGTCATAATAAATTTTAGCTAATTTTTTTATAGAAAAATAATACCAAATATTACTAATTAATTTAAAAGTAAATATAAAAAGTGCAATTAAATATAGTTTATTCATGTAAAACTCCTTTGTTTTAAATTTTATTAGTATTATAGCACGTAATATTTAAAAGGAAACAAAAAAGAAAAGAGGTGAGAAGATGAAAGTACATATTCCAGCTAGAGGAGAAATAGAAACTGATAAAGTTATAAAAGGAATTGAATCTCTAAAAGGACTTACTGAATTAGAATTTAAAATAGTAGTAGAAGAAATAGAAGAATATTTCAAAAATAAAAAAGAAAAACTCACCTTTGATGTTCAAATTATGGAAGATGAGTTTCTAAAAAAAATTGTAGATCATTATAGTAATCCTAAATATTTTCATTGTTTATAACTATTTGAATATGCACTGGACTTATAAAATATTTTTGATTTTGTGGATGAGATATATTGTATCATTAGTACTAGTGGTAATAAAGAGAAATAAAGAATAAAAGAAAAGAGGTGAAAAGAATGAATGACATAAAAAAACATAATTTTGAATTTGAAGTAATTAATGGAAAAATGGCATCTATAAAAATAGATGGAATTGAATTAAAAGGAATAGGTGAGATTACATTGAATAGTTATAGAATTGGTGAAAAAGTAAAGGATTCTATAACAATAACATTTACCAATATAGAATCCTTCAAAATAACTAATTCATAGAAGATAACCATTTAAGTAATATTGTTCCAACAGTATTAACTATCTCAGGATATTTTTTAAAAATATTGGCAAATTTTGCAAATGTACCTTTGCTTACAGGTTGATTATCTTCAATTATAGTTTCTATGCGATTTAAAAGTTGTTCTAATATTTCTTTGTCTTCTGTTTTACTAGAAATAATATTTTTTAAATTTTGAATAGAAGAATTATCAATAACCGCATATTGCTGATTTCCTATAATTGCTGAACCACCAATGTTCCCAATAGAAATATTTCCAATTACCTGTTCTTTACGCATTCTTTGAGAAATAGTTTCATATTTTGCAATAACACAGGTTTTGAGAATTTTTACGTCAGTTACAATATATTTTTTACCAGTTTCTTTATGAATCAAAATATCTTCTTCTGATATATCTGTAAAGTCAATAGTCTGTATAGAAGATGGATATTCATTAGAGCAGAAAAAAGCGTATATTTTATCATTGATAATTTTACCTGCTCTTTCAATCATAAAAATATCAGCTGAATCTTTAAACATTTGGGTTTCAGATTCTGAAAAGTTGAAATCCATAATAAAACACCTCCTTTCGTATAAGATGTGTGGCAACATTATTATACCTTGAAAGAGAGAAAAAACAAAAGGAGTGATGAAATATGATGAATGGAAAGCGTTTCAAAGAAATACTAATAAAATTAAATGAGTGTAATATGACTTGTTTTGAATGGGAAGAAGTAAAAAGAAAAATAGATGGTTTTTTTGAAAGAGAAAAAGATAAAACTGTATTGGATATGAATAAAATTGAAATAGTTGAAATAAATGAAAAAGAGTACTATTGTCGTTAGCACTCTTTGAAAGTTATTATTGTGTTTGTGTGATATAGACTATTTGATTAATATTCAAAAAATAAGTGAAATTATCTTCAATGATTTTCACAAAATTATGACTATAAAGATTTTCATCGTTAACAATAATAACATTTTTAAATAATTTTTGAGAAGTTTGGATGTCATAGAAAATACCATTTTCGAGAAAATTGAAACATTTTTCCATAGTTTAACCTCCTTTCATTTAGAGTGGTTAAATTATACCATAGAACATTTAAAAGGAAACAAAAGGAGTGATGAAAATGAACGCGAATGTGCCATTAGAATTAGTGGCTGAAAAAATAGGGGAATGCGTAGATTTCGTAAGGATAAATCTACAGCAAGGAACAATGCTGGTAGATGGACTACCGATAGGATATGCATATAAGAAAAAAGAGGAAAACAAAAATTTCTCATATGTAGTAGATCCTATCAGATTCACGAAATATTTAGAACAATTAAAAAAAGCAAATGAAATATTATATGGGAAGGTGGAGTGAGAAATGACAAAAGCAAAAAAAATTACTTTATGGTATTCGATATTTTTGTTAGCTTTAATTTTAAATCAATCAGAAGCCATGAAAAATGATTTGAAAGTTATCATAGTAGTACATGGTCTATGGATATTATTGTTAGCAATCACATGGATATATTTTAAAAATGGGAGATGGGAATAATGAAAAAAGCATCAATAAGTAAATTTTTGAATGATGAAAAAGAAATAGTATATCAAACTTATTACATAATGGATAATGGAGAGTATAGTTTTTTTCCAGATTTAGAATTTTCAGGAAGAATGAGAAAAGAGCATTGCTTAGTTTTTGATAATCTTGAAAGTGCGATAAACACAATTCTAAAATATGGTTATGTATTAGCTGGGTTTGATGACTATACGAAAGGATAGGAATATATGAATTTAAAAATAAAAAAGCCGTTGCAGCAACAACGACTAAAATCCTAACTATTAAGTAGATTATAACATAGGATGACAAAAATGAAAAGCTTAATTTTAGATTATGATTATGCATCTGTGGAATATATAGGGGTAAAAGGATTTCAGATAAAATACCCCTATATAACTGTAGATGGGAAAAAGATAAATCTATGTGATGTGAAATTTGTGAAATACAAAAATTTCATTGCATGGAAAAACAGGAGGAAAAAATAAATGTGGAGCGAAAATCAGGAACAGTTGAGGGAGAAAAATTTACCAGGATCAGGAGTAAAGGAAAGTGGATGTTATGAATGTAAAATTGAGAGAGCTGAATTATTTATTTCAAGTCAGAATAAAGCAGAAGCTCTCATTTTGACATTAAAGTCTGTTACGGATGAAAGAACAGCTAGAATACCTATTTTTTATAAGAATAAGAAAGGTGAAGAGCAGCTTTTTAATACTAAACATTTAAATCAATTAATATACTTGTTAAAAATCAAATTTGAAAATTTAAGAACTGAGACAGATGAAGAAGAAAAAGAAATTTTCCCAATGCTTCAGAATAGAAAAATAGGAGTATTTCTATCATACTTAGGGATGAATGAAGTAGTTAATACATCGACAGGAGAAGTAGATTATTTTAATGAATACCGAATAAGAGGTTTTTATAACACAAAAACAGGAAAAACAACACAAGAAATTTTAGATAAAGTTGAAAATCCTATAACATTTGAATTATGGCAAAAAAATTTTATAAACGAAAATAAAATTAGAGAAAAAAGAGAACTGGAAAATGGGACAAATATTATCAATAGTCATATAAAAAGTGAAATAGAAAATCAAGAAGATGAAGGGTTCCCATTTTAAGAAAGGAAATGTGAAAAAATGCAGAAAAATGTAATAGTGTTTGACACTGAAACAAATGGTTTGAATGACTGTTCAGTACTATCAATCTCAGCAATAAAAATTGAAGTTGATTTAGAACTGAGATGCTGCAAAGAAATAAAAAAATTCAATAGATTTTATTTCAGAAATAAAGGTGAAAAAATTGATGAAACAGCTATTAGAATAAATAAGCTAACTGATGAAAAAATAAACTTTAAAAGACAGGGAGAAGATTATCCAAAGTATTTTTTGAAAGATGATGGATTTAAAAAATTCTGCAGTGATACTGAATATTTTGTAGCACATAATATAGATTTTGATTCTAAATTTTTACCATTTGAGCTGGAACATAAATTCTGTACCCAAAAATCAAATATAGATATTGTAAAAAAAGAATCTGGAACAGAAGGAAAATACAAATATCCGAGTTTAATGGAAACTGCTGAATTTTATAATATTAAATTGGACAGAAGTCAATGGCACGGAAGTGAATACGATACATACATCTGTAAGGAAATATTTATGGCCATGCTAAAAAGTAAAGAAACATCTGATATAATAATAAAATTTTTAAAAGGTGAGTAAATATGCAAATAATGAAAATAATAGATGAAAGAGAAATTTTAGGGAAACAGTTTAGAATATTTGGAGATTTTGAAAATCCATTATTTTTAGCAAAAGATGTTGCTGAATGGATTGAATACGACACTTCAAGCATTAATAAGATGTTAAATAATGTTGATGAAACTGAAAAGGTTCGGAAGAATGTTCCGACCCCTGGAGGAAATCAGGAAATGTGGTTCTTAACAGAAGATGGATTATATGAAGTTTTAATGCTTAGCAGAAAACAGATAGCTAAAGAATTTAAAAAGCAGATAAAAGAAATTCTGAAAACAATCAGAAAAAATGGAATGTATGTAACAGAAAGATTATTAGATAATCCTGATCTGGCAATACAGGCATTTACAAAATTAAAAGAAGAAAGAGAAAAAAGGAAAGAACTTGAAGCAAAAATTGAAGAACAGAAACCTCAGGTACTGTTTGCAAATACTGTAAAAAGTTCATATACAAGTATTCTTGTAGGAGAACTTGCAAAGATATTAACTCAGGGAGGATTCAAAACAGGACAGAACAGATTATTTGATTTACTTAGAAAAGATGGATTTCTGATTTCAAGACAGGGAACTGACTATAATATGCCTACACAGAAATCAATGGAACTGGGCCTTTTTGAAATAAGAGAAAGTACAGTAAATAATCCGGATGGAAGCATAAGAATAAGTAAGACTCCGAAAGTTACAGGAAAAGGGCAGGAATATTTCATTAACAGATTTTTGAATAAACGTATATAAAAGGAGAAAAAATGGCTAGAGAAGTTTTAAATATTTTTTTAATTAATTATTCAATAATTATAACATTCCAGATATTATTAAAAATTTGGGAAAATATGAAACTGAAAGAAGAAAATGAACTGCTTAAAGACAATATCAGAGTAGAGAAAGAAAGTAAAATATTTTACTTGGGAATAAAAGGTAGCTCTACTGTAGAAGATATTGCAAATGAAATAAAAAAACAAATAATATCTAACGATATTATCTGAAGTATCTGGCTGTTATATAAGCTGTTATATAGGCTGTTATTAGGGCAACTATTAGAGGAAAAAGAAACGAACGCATAATTTCTAAAATCCAAGTTTCGGTTTTTTCTTTTCTCTTTTGTTTTTGCTCTAGTTGAGTATCTTGTAAAAATTTTTTGCCTTTTTCAGATATCGAATAAACTCTTACATAGTCATCAGCTTTGTCGCTATCTTTGTTCAAGGCCATAATAACTTCTAAATATTTTTCGCTTCTTAAGTACATAATTCTACTTTTAGTGTTACATTTTTTTTCAGGAAAGAATACACATACATCTTTATAAGTTGTATTTTTAGAGTCAAAAATATGTTTTAAAATTTCAAAATCATAGTCATTTATAACATCACTCCTTTTGATTAGTAGTTTAATTGTGCCACCTACTCCTAAAATAAAAAGACTGCCAAGAATTTATATTTTTACTTTAGGTGGTACTATCAAACTACTAATCAGGGATGTATTCAATGAGATCAGAAATCTGACAGTTGAAGTATTTACAAAATTTTTCAAGGTGTTCTACTGGTATTCTTGAAATTTTATCATGATAATATTTATTAATAACTGTTGGTGTTATTCCTGTTTTATCAGATAAATCTTTTTGAGACATTCGGTGTTCAGCCATTAAAAGATGTAACTTAAATTTAATCATTTTATTACCTCCTAAAAATTATTTTATAAACTATTATATCATAATTTTATCTTTAAATATATGAAAATTATTTAAAAGGTAATTATATTTCTTGACAAATCATTTTATATATTGTAATATTATTTTAAAAGTTATAAAATAATTCAAAAGATTATTTTATAATCTTAAATAACTTGGCAGTTATAGAAAATTTTAGGAGGAAATATTATGAAAAAAAGTGAAATTAAGAAAATGGCAACACTGGATAGCAGGGAAGTAGCTAAAATGATTGGAAAAGAACATAAGCATTTATTGAGGGACATAACAAGATACAGTAATTATTTTATTGAGACCAAAATTGGACTGAATGATTTTTTTCAGGAAAATCAGTATGTTGATACAATAGGAAGAAAATTAAAATGTTACAAAATAACAAGAAAAGGCTGTGAGTTCTTAGCACATAAACTTACAGGAAGAAAAGGAAGCATATTTACAGCATTATATATTAACAGATTCCATGAGATGGAAAAGGAGTTAAATAGAAATAATAATGGGAATGCAATTTTAATTCCTGCAGATAAAGTTAAATATTGGAATATATTAAAAAATTTAGATGAACCTATAGCGGAGGGAATAAGAGATTTATTTACGCAGCACAAAAAAATGAAGGAAGCTATAGAAGAGATTGACAAAATAAAGGCACAGCTTATAGGGATAGGTGGAACGCATAGATTTCTTATTAAAAAGTTTGAGGGAAAATAAAAAAAGAGGTGAAATAGATGAGATTAAAAATTGAGAATGTAGAACAGAGCAATTTTTATAAAATGCCAAAAAAGATATATGAATTTAAATTAAAACCAGTTCATCGTGAGTTATATATGCTATGTCTAGAGAACTGGAGACTTTCGGTAAAAAACAACTGGATAAATGAACAGGGAGAAATATATTTCTATGCGACACAGGAAACTCTTATGAAACAGATGATGATTGATAAGAAAACTGTAATAAAGGCTTTTGAAAAATTGATTGAAGTTGGACTGCTTCAGGTAGAAAAAGAAAGAGGGCTACAAAATAAATATTATCTTATTGATATTAATGCTGTTGAACCAGTGGAAAAAACGGACTGCACTAGTAGAGAAACTCCACCAGTTACCAGTGGAAAAACTCCACTACTACCAGTGGAAAAAACGGACTACACTAGTGGAAAAATTCCACTACCACCAGTGGAAAAACTCCACTCAATAAAGAATAAATACAATAAGAATGAATTAGAAAGAATAAATAAGAAAGAATATATATATGTCAATTGGAATAATTTAGCAGAAGAACTTGGACTATCAAAAATCAAAATGCTAACAGAAAAAAGAAAACAAAAACTTGATAGGCTGTTAAAGAAATATTCTACTGAAGAAATAATGGAAGCAATGGAAAAAATAAGGGAGTCTGATTTTTTACAAGGAAAAACAAGTAACTGGCAGATGACTTTTGATGATTTTATTGAAGAACGGAAATTTATAAAACTTCTGGAAGACGGATATAAAAACAAAAATAGCAGTAAAACTGGCAGCAATATAAAAATTGATAAATCAGGAAAGAAAAAAATAGATCTGACGGAAGAGGATGTAATGGATACTCTGAAAGGCTGGGGATTACAATGACATTAGACGAATTTACCCAAGCTTTTGTAAAGTATCAGGAATATTATCCGGATCCAGTAATGTCAAAGGAAATGAAGAGTATATATTTTTTAGGTCTGAAGGATCTGACAGTTGAGCAACTGAACAGTGCATATGTTGAAATAATCCGTACAAGGAATTTTCAGAAAATGCCTAAAATTGCAGAAATAAGGGAAAACGCATTGGGAGAAACAAAGGAACTGATGAACTTAAGAATGCAGATGGCCAGGGAAAAGATTTTATTTGCAATCAGAAAATATGGAATCTATCAGAGTGTTGAGTTTGACGACAAAGGAATTCATGCACTTATAGACAGTGCTGGAGGATGGCATAAGATATGCTCAATGGAACAAAGGGAATTTGAGGATTTGTTCAAATACAATAATTTTGAAAAAATTTATGGAGCATACTGGAAACTTCCTAGAAATGTCAGTCAGAATTACCTGGGCCTTCATGATGATGGAAATGGGACAATGAAAATTAAATATATCGCAAATTCTGACATAGGAGTGAATGAACATCAAAATAATTTAATTGGAAATACACAAAAAATGATAGGAGTACAGAAATGAAAGTGAAAAAACTAGAAGAGATTATAAAAGAAAACAAGCAGATGAATGCAAGATTTAAAAAAATCGAAAAAATGGAACTTGAATTGAAAAAAGAAAAAGTAGAGCTGAAGGAGAAAATTGGGAAAAATATAAAAATTATTGAAAAAATGAAAAAGGCAAACTAATGAAAGTTAGATTGTACTTTAGGCAAGTGTGGGATAAAGATGGGAATTTACATGAAATAAAAACAATATCTATAGATGAACTTAGTAATTTTATGAAGAGAAACGGCGGTTCAATAAAAGGATATGTGCAGGGTAGCAGAATGATTCCTGAAAATAAACTGCAGCATTGTATTGAGAACGTAAGTATAGAAAAAATTATGACATTGGAGGAGAAATGAGTATAGAATTTTTAGAAAAAGTGGAGTACAAAGGAAAAACAATAAGAGGAAAAATCCACAACTATGAAGTATATTTACTAGCAAAAGATATAACTGATTTGTTTGGTTATAAGAGCGGAAAAAATGCAATAAATAAAAAAATTAACAGAGAAAATATATTGAAATTTCCTGTCGATGGAGTAAATGGAAATCAATATAATCTCATAAGTATTGCTGGAATAAATGAACTTTTAAAAAGCGAGATAAAATTGGTTGATAAAAATCAAAAAAAAGAAATTACTGAAATTATTGAAGGAGTAATTGATTTTCTTCAAAAAAAGAATGAATTTTTACTTGCTGAAAGAAGTTTTATCTGGGTAGAAAATGAAAAGAAAAGGAAAAACCTTGAGGAAAAGGAAAAACCTTTTTGGAAAAAACTTTTAGGAATATAAGGGGGCCTCACTGATGTCTGTAAAAATGATGAGTAGGGACAATCAGGAATTAATATATTGGTTTATAGATTGTTTTGCCTATCATTTAGCAAATAAGGATATAAATAATCTATCGAGTGAGGAAAAGCCCAAAATTTCTGATTATTACAGATTTAAAGCAAAAGAGAATCTGAAAAAATTATATATAAGATCGAGTGGGAAAAATTTAAAAAATTATGAACCTTTCAAAAATTTAAATGAAAAATTGGAAAAAAAGATAATTGAGGTTCTGGAAAAGAAATATACTAACAGAAGCAAAGCAAAAATAATTTTGGATGCTTTGATGAAGTTTGTAATAGAAGAAATGCAACTACTGTTAATTAAATTAGAAGGGACTTTCAGTCTTGCCTTAAAGTTGGTAACAAATCAGGAAGCAATAGAGTTTACAAATTTTCTGTTTGACTATTTTATGGATAAAGAAATTCCAATGTGGAATCAAATTCATGAACTTTATAAAAAACAGAATAACCGGAAATGGGTTTATTGGATGCTTAAAAAGAAAATATGTGTTGTTACAGGAAAGTCGAATGCCCAGTTAGCACATATATCAAAAAGTGCCGGAGCTTTAGGGGGATATAGGTTTGATAAAGGAATTGGAAACTCCTATCTTCCACTTTCTCTGGAATGGCATATTGGAGTAGATCATGGAGTAGGTGGTGGAAGGAAAAAATTAATGGCAAAGCTTAGAGAAATCTACGTTGAGCCATTCGTAATAAAAACTGCAGAAGAAGTAAAAGAACTTAAAAAAATATATCCAGGGCATTTCAGGGCCTTCAAGGAAAAAGGAGTAAATAATGAGCGTTCAAAGCAGAATTAGAAAAATAGAAAAGAAAAAGGGAATGTACAAAAGAAGA